TGCAGGAGTTTCAACAGAAGCAGGATTAGTAGGAGTAACACAAACAACAGAAGGTGGAATTACAACTACAACAAACGTAGCACAAACTGACAACCTACAAAACGGACTATACGCAGACCTAGCTAACGCAACAGCATCAACTATAAATGCATTGAGATTATTTGTACAAACTCAAAAAGTGTACGAATTAGACGCAATATTCGGAACTCGTTATTTCGACGAAATATTATACGGACATTTTGGTGTAAACAGTGGAGCTGCAAAATTTGAAAAACCACAATTTTTAGGTGCAAAAAGAATACCAATTGTAATGAACCAAGTGGCACAAACATCAGGAACAACAGATGTATCACCACTCGGCCAGACAGGTGCATTTTCATTAACAACAGATAATGGAAGATTATTCAAACAATCATTTACAGAACATGGAATAATTATTATATTAGCTGTAATAAGACAATTACGACATACAAGTCAACAATGTATTCCAAGACAATGGAAACGTAAAAAAAGACTTGATTATTTCTGGCACGAATTCGAACATTTAGGAAACCAACCTGTATATAATTATGAAATTTATGCAGACGGAAGCCAAACAGATAATGAAGTATTCGGATACCAAGAAAGATATGCCGAATTAAGATTCGATACTAACAGAATAACAGGTGAATTCAGATCAACATATTCAACACCATTAGACGCTTGGCATTATGGCGATTATTATGAATCTTTACCAGTATTATCGAAAAGTTGGATAGAAGAAACAGATAAAAATGTAAAAAGAACATTAGCAGTTCAAAATAAAGACCAATTCTGGATGGATACAACTTTCTACATAAATGCATGGAAAGCTCTAAGTCCATATGGAAACCCAGGTCTTGTTGATCATTTATAAGGAATAAATAATAAATAATGAATAAAATATTAAAATTCTTATTACCAACATTTAAACTACAAATGAACTTCTTAGGAGAGTTGATAGGAGGCATAATACAAGGTGGCGCATCCATATTTGGAGCAAATAAATCGGCAAACACCGCAGAATCAAACAACGAAAGACAATTAAAATGGGAACGTGAAAGAGCTACTAACGCACACCAATGGGAAATACAAGATTTAGAAAAAGCAGGCCTAAATCCAATTTTATCCGCAGGCGGTAGCGGAGCTCAGACATCTGGGATAAATCCCCAGATGCCTGACTATTCAGGATATGGAAAAGCAGGAGAAGCTATCGCAACAGGAATACAAAATGCAATAATTAACAAACAACGACAGCAAGAAATTAACAGTTCTACAGCATTACAATCAGCGCAAAAATACGAAAGTGAAACTAAAAGCCTAATGAATTTACAACAAATAGAAGAGATGAAAGCAAATATAGCAATGAAAATTGCTCAAACTCATCTATTCGGAAAACAAGCTAATTCTGCAGAAACACAAAGTTTACTAAATCAACAAAAAATATTAGAGAGCAAACAGCTACAAATGGAAATAGCACAGAAAACATCAAATTTAGCAAGCGAAGAAGAAAAATTAGATAACGAAATTGAAACACTTAAATTAGAAAGAGAAAACATCAAATCAAAAAAAGAACAAATTGACATCGAAAATAAAATAAAAGAAAAAGAAAATAAAGTATTTTACTTAAGAGAATCTCTCAAAAGTTTAGAATCTATAGGAAAAACAATAGGTATGGGGATAGGAGGAATAATAGGAGCAAATACAATAAAATCAGGTTTAAATGCAATAAAAATTCTTAAAAAAATTAAATAAGACCTAACACGTAGGCGGAGAAAACACCGCAGCTTCGCCTTTAAAAAAAAACAAAAAAAAGACTGAAAAGTTTTTATAAGGAAACGCGAAAGCTGTCAGTCAGCGGGTAATAAGACAAGTAGAAAAACCCGCTGACTTTTTTTTAATAAAAAAAAGGAGAAAAAAAATGAACTCAACATCAGCAGTAATAACAATAAATGCAGCAATAATAGCAAGCCAAAATTTAGGAAAACATACAACAGCAACAACAGAACAAATTATAATAGCATTATTATATTCAACAGCAATAATATGCGGAATACTTGCAACAATAATAATAATAGAAATTTACAATTGGGGAAACGATGACCTGTTTTAACCCAAAATATGCACAACTATCATGGGGATTTAATAAAGAAAAAAATAAAATGGTTAAAAAATTATCATTTGAAAAAAGAGATAATTTTTATAAACTTAAAAACCATTATGGAGATATTCACGACCAAAACAAACCAGAATTATTAATTATACCATGCAGAAAATGTTTAGGTTGTAAATTAGACCAAGCAAGCCAATGGGCAACACGATGCTACTACGAAAGCAAACAATGGAAAAATAATTGCTTTATAACATTAACATACAATAATGAAAATTTAAAAAGCACAAGCTTAATTAAAAAAGATATACAAGACTTTTTAAAAAGATTAAGAGACGCTGTATCAGGTATAGAACCAAGAGAATACAAAGGAAAAATTGAATATCCTATAAGATACTTTTACAGTGGAGAATATGGCCCTACCGGCACACACAGGCCACACTTTCATATAGGAATATTTAATTGGAAACCAAACGATATGATATTAAAAAAATTAAGCAAAAAAAAACAACCGATATACGTATCACAATTAATAGCTAAAAAATGGGGAAAAGGATTCCACAGTGTACAAGAAATGAACTATGAAACAGCAACATACATAGCAAGATATACAGTAAAAAAATTATTAGGAAGCAAAAACGAATACAAAGGAAATAACATAACACCTGAATTCATAGAAACATCAAGAAGAGGCGGAATAGGTTATCAAATAATAACAAATAAAGAAGAATTCGAAAAAATGTTAAGAAATTATGGTATATATGTCTTTACTAAAAAAGGAGTAAAATTAAGAAAAATACCACAATTTTTAAGAAATAAATGGAAAATTCACGACGAAGAAATTGAAAATTACGAAGACGAATTTTTTTATTACACAAAAACATTCAACGAAAGAGCAAAAGCAGATGAAAATGCAAAAAAAATATTCGAGCAAACAAATTTATCACCATGGGAATATTTAAAAGTACAAAAAAGAACTTTAATAGAGAAACTAAAAAATGCCAAAAGCTTAAAAAGAGATGGCTGTGATGAACAACAAGATTTATTTTCAACAGTAAGTGGCTACGGAGCTTTAGATGGCTCCTCCGCAAAATAAGAGGTTGTATAATACAAAAATATTATATTGAAATTTTTGAAATTTTAATATAAAATTATAACATAAAAGAATAACCGCCAAGTTCCGATAATGTATATTCTGTAATTATTGTTAAGTTGGTGGAATAAAAAAAAGGAGCTTAAAAAAATGAAAACAGTATTAGTATCAATTTTCGACAGAAAAGGAGAAATTTACTTCCCTATTCACCAAACAAAATCACCAGCAGTAGCAATCAGAGAATTCCAATCTCAATGTGAAGACAAAAACTCACCATTTAATAAATTCCCAAATGATTATTGTTTATGCATTTTCGGAGAAATGGATAATGAAACAGCAAAATTCAATCTTTTTAAAGAACCAAAAATATTAGCAGAAGCAACTAACATGATAATAAAAGATGAAGGAGAAATAATAAATGGCAAAAAGAATTAAAATAAGAGCATTAGCAAAAGATAGACGTATGTTTACTAGAACAGCAACAAAAACAAAAAAAATAAATATAAAACCGACAGGTAGACGTGGTGGCCTATGTTTATAAGGAGAAAAAAAATGGCACAAGAAGAAATAAAAAAAATAGTTGAAGCAATAGTAACATTAGTAACCGCAATAATTGGAATAATTAAATTAATTAAAGGATAAAAAATGATAGAAATAATAAAACCATACGACGAAAAAAGACTAAATAAATTATCAAAAGAATCTGTACAAAATTTTGATAGAAAAAAAATAGAAATTACTAAAGCAGGAAAAACTTACAATGTATACGACTCGATACAAGCTAACAGAGAAGATACAGAAATCTATCCAACATTAGAAAAATATGGCAATCTCGAAAAAATGGAAAGAACAGCAAGTGAAAATCAACAAAAAATATCAGAAATAATGACAATCGGTGACCTAATGATGAAAGATAGACAATTACAAGAATTCTTCGAAGATTTACCGTCGAAAGAAAGAAATAAATTCGACAACGACTTTTACTTATTCAAGAAAAACGGATTTTCTTATTATCAAAAACTAGCACAAGAAGAAATAAAAAAAGCAAACGAATTGAAAAAAAGACAAGAAGAAATAAAAAATAAACCTATTAAAGTAGAAGTAACAAATAAATGAATTTTATAGATTATTGGTATATCAACATAAAAAAACTTCAAAAAGAAATAAAAGAACTCAAAAATGGAAAAATATTATTTCTTACAGATGAACTAAAAAATATAGAAATTCAAAGAAGAGAAAAAACATTACAATACTACATAAACAAAGCAAAAGAATTCTCAGAATACCGCCAAAACCTAACAGGAAAGGAAAAAAATTAATGTCAATAAATAACGAATACAGATTTGGCGCAGTACCAAGAATGAACTGGAATAGAACACTTTTTAAAATGCAATCTAACTGGAAAGGAACATTTAATGTAGGAGATATCATTCCAATTTACATTAACCAAGATATTTATCCAGCAGAAACTTACGAATTCCATCAAAGTTTAATATGTAGAAGTCAAACACCATTATTTCCTACAATGGACGATTTAGTATTAGACATTTATGCTTTTTTCAACCAAAAAAGAAGATTATGGGATAATTTTAAAAAATTCATGGGAGAAAATACAAACGGAGCTTGGACTGTAACAGCTGACCTAGAAGAACCACAATTATATATACCAAAAAATACAAGCGAAACACCCGGCAAAGGTACTTTATGGGACTACTTCGGACTACCAATAAATATAAAAAGTAGTACTTCAGAAAACGAAGTAAGTGTCTCATCATTACCATTTAGAGCCTACTGGGATATATATAATTATTTTTTTAGAAACCAATCTTTAATAGCACCAATACCTTTTCAAACAAGCGATATCAATTCAAATTGGCAATACTTACCAACAATCCTCAAATATCCAGCAAAAGCAAGTAAACTACCGGACTACTGGACAACAAGTTTGCCAGACCCACAAAAATCGCCGAGCGGTGCAATTAAAATGCCATTAGGAACAACAGCTCCAATTAAATTCGGTAATAGTCTATGGGGAACAGGTGCATCAGATGCAGACCTAAACGGACTACCAGTAGAATATTCAAAAACAGGAATTGCAGGAGTTTCAACAGAAGCAGGATTAGTAGGAGTAACACAAACAACAGAAGGTGGAATTACAACTACAACAAACGTAGCACAAACTGACAACCTACAAAACGGACTATACGCAGACCTGGCTAACG